CGTCGGTGCTTGATGCCTGCGCGAACGTAGGCACGAGCGGTGCGAATCAGTTGGGCGAACTTTTCACCGTCGCTGTTGGTGAAGTCCACCGTCACATCCTGGCGAAGCGCAATCGGGAAGAACGAGGTGTCTACCACCATCGGCTTACCCGCCGTGATCGCGTCGCACTCAACCACACGCAGACCCGCAATGCGCGGTGCCACCTGGTCCTGCAGGATGTTGATCAGGAATTGGCCGTCCGACGCTTGAGCGTTCACCACCTTTTCCCAGTCGTCCGGGTGCATGATGATCAGGTTCGGATTGGCGCGTCCGGTGATGCGGACCTGCTTAATGGCCTTGCGGATCACGGACACCTTCGGGTCGGCCCCAGCCGCCAGGGTTTGCGCCCCAGCAAGGTCTTGGAGGCCAGCGAGTTCCGAACCGGAGCCCGAGCCCACCGCCAACTGACGGTCAAACTCTTGGCGGACCATCATCGGCAGTTCCATCTGCATCAGCATGGCAATGGCGGAATCGTCGGCGAACTCTTGTTCAGTGATGTCCATTGCATGACCGATAACGCGGATGGCTTCGGTGACGATCTCGGTGGTAAACGTCGAGGCTTCCAGGGCTTGCCCTTCGAGCTTGGTCTTGGCGTTGTTCGTCCGCGCCGTCTGGCGTCGGTAGACAATGCTGTCCTCTTGCGTCGCGTAGAACGGGAAGAAGTCCAGAAGCTGCACCGGGCGCGAGGCGAACGGCACAATGTCGGCTTCCATCTGGGCGCGGAGCGGGTTGTTCGTGCCATTGATGACACTCTTCACTTCCGCCGTCAGACCAACCGGGGACTTGACGTTTCGCCAGTCCGCTTGCTGGTTGATAAAGCCCTTGCGCTCGGCCAGGTAGTTAGCCTTCTCAGCCGCCACTTCAAGACGATTAGCGACCCGCTCGGGGCGGGTGTAGTTTTCGATGCTGGTGGCAAAGTTCAGGTCCGACTGCTTGCTGTCAAGCGAGGCCACCAAAGATTCGACTTCGGCGCGCTTTTCAGCAGGGATGTCACGGTACGATTGACCGTCTTGACCTTGCACCAACGGGAACGATTCGAGCAGGCCCTTGAGTTCGGCCTTGCCCTGGGTAACTTCCGTTTCCAGTTGCTTGATGTTCATTAGTTGATTAGTTGTTGAGCCCGCGCAAGGGTCGCTTCCCACCCGTCAGGGAAGGAATCAAACTCCGGCTCGGCCTCCGTCTTGGCAAAGAGTTCGTCAATGGCGTCTAGGCAAAGAGCGGCAACCGCTGAAAGTTCATCCGTGAACCTCTGCACCCGCTCATCACTTGCGCCCGTAGACTTGATTTCTTGCAACCGATGAATGTAGTCCTGAACCTGCGCCGTGAGGTTGTCGAACTGTTTGGCTCGGGGCTCGCCGTGGCCCTTCGCACTTAAAACTGTGGCCCGCTCATTGGCAGGCATGGTCACCACCGAGACTTCAAAGACTTCGATCTCATCCAGGTAGCGCACTTCCTTCCCGTCCAGTTGGCCGTAGCTCGCGGTCTTGGTGAAGTAGCCAATCGAGAGCCCCACCGACTTGCCCGCCGATAGTCGCTCCTGAACCTTGGTCCGAAGCTCCTGGGCATCCGGGGTTGAATGGAAAGCCATCTTGACCCAGAGGCCGCGCTCATCTTCCTTGGCTTCGGCAATCCAGCCCATAGCGTCATCCCAATCGTGAGACTTGCCCATGAACCCGGACACCGAGAACTTGTCGAGGTTCGCAAACGCGCCGTCGCGGATGATGTCGCCGTAGCTGTCGGCGTTGCCCTTATACGCGCCATAGCCTTCGATGTAGCCGTGGCCTTTGCCGCCGGGGTCACCCGTGGCCTTGACTTCCAGGTAGAGGCTCTTGCGCTCCATTACGAGTAAGGTACGGCTTTTACGCCGCCAGCCCCAACTGGGCCAGAATGTCCAATTCCACCGGGTCAAACGAGGCTACGCCTTGCACCGTCTCCACACGGCATCGGCACCCTCCCATGCATTCCGTCTGGCCCTCGCGGGGCATGGTGTAGAGCGTCTCCCGGTAGTAAGGCGACTGTTCGGCAAGAATCGGGCAGTCTTCGCAATGGTCCGCCACACCTAACCGCCATATAAACTGCTGACGGGCCTCATGGTTGTCTACCCAACCCCAGGACGCCGAACTCTCAGCCTTGGGCGTGTAAAGCCCCGCCCGCCGCGCTACTTGGTCCATGCGCCACTCCCGGGCCTCAGCATCGAAGTACCGGGCGTCCGTGCCGTCCAAAGCGTTGAGGAACCCCCGGAAGTAGGAGAGTTCGGTAAGCCCAAGCATCCGCCCCCGATCAGCCGCCAGCCCAGGGACCACCACCTGCACCCCCGCAACCTCTTGCCCGAGGATATGCGCCGCTCGGTGATTGTCTGTCGCCAGGGAAAGAAACAGGTCTTGCGCCGATTCCGCCGATAGCCCGCCGTTCATATACCGCTCAAGAATGTCGAAGATGTCAAGCCCATAAGCCGCGACCAATTCCCGCAGCCGCCGCATCGCGTCCGGGCTCGGTTCGGCTTTGACTTCCCGTGCGGCCTGCTTGAGAATGATGCCCTCGCAGTAGGCCATCCGAGCAACGCTAACCTGGCACATCTGACCGCTTGCCCGCCACTACGCCCGCCATGAGGCTTTGCATATCCGTCCCTTTGAGCATCCAGAAGTAAACCCCCTCATCCTCTGGCATGGGCTTCATACCGAGTTCCCGCTTGAGCGTGGCCCGGTCAATCGCGGAAGCCGTGAAGAGCTTCACCACACGCTCGGTAAGTGCGTCCTCGTCATCCTGCAAGGCGCGAATCTCGGAAAGGTCATAGCGGAACTCGTAATCCTGGGAGTCGCCCCAGAAGTCCGGGCCTAGTTGCTCGGTCATCGCCGCCGCAATCATGGACCACATGGGGATAAGCAAATCCTCCACCGCCGCCTGACGCGCCTCGGCGTAATTGGAGAACGTCGAACGCTCAAGGCCAATCTGATAGCCCGCCACCATAGCGGGAAGCCCGAAAATTGAAGCAAGGTTAGCGTCTACATACGCCTTGATCTTGTCAATCATCATTTCATCCGGCGAGAATCCGATACGCTGCACGTCAATGGGCAGGGATGAAACGATAGCCGAGCCTGCCCGGTTGCCCGAGGTCATGTTGGTAAACCCGTCTTTCAGGGCTTGCGCCTGGGCGTCCTGAAACTCATCCTCGGAGTTCTTGGGGTTGATGGAGTAAGAAGGGGCCGGAGACTTGACCAACGAGTAGACGTAAGCCGCCGCGCCGATGTCCGAACCCATTGGCATCCCTGCCTCCTTGAGCTTTGAACGGCCCCGGAACGGATCGCTTGGGTCCTGGCCGTCCATGACGTGGATGACGTCATCGGGCTCTACAACCACCGTCTGCTTGTTTGCCAGCGAGATACGGTAACCCGTCAGCGCGCCCCCGGCTACGACCGGAGCCACCGACGCCGCCCGAACCGGGAGAAGCCCAAGCACACGGCTTGAGTTCTCACCCCGCAGCTTGTAAATGAAAGACTCGCCCATGAGGGTCAGGCTTTCCAAGCTGACCTGGTTTAGCAGGCGGTGATTGATCTTGCTGTTCTCAGGGTCCGGACGCCGAATAATCTCATTGGCCGGGTGAACAGGGTCTACTTCCCAGTCATCTCCCTTGCGTCGGTACACCTTTAGCTTAGGCTCAACCCCGTTCCGGGTGATCCAGTTTACGATGGCCATGACGCCGGGAGACTGTCGGGCCTCGGCCTCGTTGCCTCCGCGCACTAACGGCAAGGCAAAGGGAGGCTGCCCCGCGTGAACCGTGGTAGGCCCGTCCAGCGTGAGGAACGTGCTAGACTTCTTCTCTTTCCGCCAGGGCAAGCGCATCTAGGCTAAGGTACGGCCTTAGACAAATACCTTCAGCTCGCGCTTCTTGGCCAGCTTGTTGAACGCCCGGGCCGCCGCGTCCACTTGGTCATCGTTCTTGCCGAGCGGGAAGGAACGGAACTCTTCGACTAGGTTACTATTCCAAGGCGCCCGCACGAGCGCAACGTTCCCCGCGCCTACTTGGGCCGCCAGGGGGTCTGCCCGCACTTCCTTGCTCCCCGTCTCCGTTTCGTCATAGACCGCATAGCCCGCAAGCAATCGCTTGAGCGAGGCCACCACTTCCTTACCCGCCGCCCCTGGGTCTTGGGGGATACCAACCCGTACCGCATCACCGTCTTGCTCTGCCGTGCGCCGAATGATACGGTTTCGCTCGGTGGCGTCCCACTGCCCCCGCACCACGTCCACGACGTAGAACACACCGTCGGCATCCGGGCCTGCCATGAGAACCCCCGCCGTGTAGTCCCCGCCCCCGGCTGTCGCTGCAAGGTCCCACACCCGCACCGTGGGAAGCCCCGCAGGAACCGCGTCTACAAACCGCAGCGTCCCGACCTTGAATAGCGCACCCTCTCGGGGGGTCGGGTTGCACTGATACAACGCCTCAAAGGTGTAGGCGTTCATCTGCCGCCGGGACTCGAGCTCTTCCCGCGTCACCCGTTCAGGGCATAAAGCTTCACCTGTGGCGCGTCCAAGCGGGTCCCCCTCTAGGGCGAGGGCGGGGAGCTTTACAACGTGCCAGCGGTCCGCCTGGGGGCTGTTGAGGATACGCGCCTGCAAGCCGTCATGGTGCCAGGGAGTGAGGGTAAGGACTTGGTGCCGAGGGTTGCGCGTCATCCATACGTCGGTGTACCACTCCCAATGTCCGTCTCGGAGCTTCTGGGATTCGGCTTCTTCCCGGTCCTTGATGGGGTCGTCAATGATGCCGAT